TGGCGGTTTAGGTGATGTGTCGAGGCAGAACAGGGATTTCGGCATCGAATATTTGCTGATCAAAGAAAATATCTCGTTGCCAGATTAGAGCTTGTGAAAGCTGACGAAAGATAAACCTTTCAGGCGCAATTTTTTGTAGTGTGGTTTCAAATTTTTTATAGGTTTTTTCTAAATTATCCAAAGCGTGTCCGGGTTTTTTTGCGATGCGTTTATTCCATATAATTTCCTGATGATACAGTCTGTTACGAAATCGCATTACTTGCTTCAATGTATTATATAACTCTTTAAAATTGCTAAATCTATGGTTAAAAATAGGTTTTAGCACTTTTTGCCAATAGGCAACGTGTTTATTCCTTTTTGGATCATAGTCAAAGAGATTGACCCAAAAACCAAAAGTAATATGTGAAATAATGTCATTTTCATTATATTTTCTTTTACTGCATTCGTTGATCGCTTTTTGTAACTGACGTTTTGATTCGGCAGTTAAAGGGGCGCTGCTATCCTGTGCTAAGTAATGGAAAAATTTGTATAAGTCATTATTAGGCGCAATGTTACGAAGCAATTCACTGATTTCATTTCGTAAAGCAACTTCAATCTCTTGTATTAAAGAAAAGTAAATTCCAGTACGATGTTGTAATGCAGTATATACCGCAATCGCTTCTTTCTGTTTAGCTTTATCGTTTTGGTAGAAACAAAATAGATATGCGGTCAACCGACTTTCTGAAATACTTATAATTTGTTTAGAAAGCATATTTTTTTCTTTACTCAAATTTTATTTAGTGTAATAATACTCGCACTGGCAACGGACCCGAAGCCCCGGACATAGGAGCCGGATCGCTTTGTAAAGTGTGAGAATCGCTTGTTTGCGGTTCGGAAAAGGTAGGTTAAAACCTACCTTTTTCTTTATCTACACTGTTCTTCTAACCATTTTTTAAAGGTTTCTTTTGTCCAACGCGCTTTCCCTAGGATGTATAAATCAGGTTTTGGGAATGTGGTTTTCTCTTCTAACTCTTGATTTATTAATTCAATATGCGGATCAAATAAAACATTTGCTGCGTGCACTACACCTCCCAATCCATGTGAGTTTACATAATGGTGTGGCAGATTAACCAGTTTCTCAAATTCATTCGGTGTAATTCCTAATCTTTTAATAATATCATTCGCTGATAGCAAATCTGCGGTTCCTCGCATAATGCCATTAATTACTTTATCCCTTGGGGACGATGCTAATTGCGCTTCTATAATAGATTTTTTTACATCTTCAAATTTTTTTACCATATCAATATCCTTGGTTGTTTACGTTACTCGTTGGTTAAAGATCAACAATATCCAGTGTTAGTTTCTTGATTAGTTTTCCGACAAAATGAATTTGCTCTACTTGGTCTTTTTCTAAGATTTCAGGATCGTAACTTGGATTATCCGAAATTACTTTTAGTCTGTAGCCGCTTAGATACTGCAAGCGCTTGATTCTTGCTTTCCCCTCATATACAAACGCATAGATGCCGTCATCTTTGAAGTCATTAATTGTTCTATCAATCGCCACGATGTCACCATGTTTTAGGCTCATTTCGGCATTGGTTGGGTTGTACATGCTGTTTCCGTCGATAATCGCAATCGAGAGATTATGAGCCGTTCTGCGTTGGAAAATCTCCATGAACTTGTCGCGCGAAAATTCAATAGAGCGGATTGTGTCCGGGTAATCAAGGTTGATGACGCCATCACCGGCGGCAAGATGGTTATCAAGTAGTGTGAGCTTGACTGAATCGGAGGCTGTCGGTTCCGAAAACTCTTTTGCTTTTGCTACAAGAGTAGTGAAGTCCTCGGAAATATCAGGATCTATATCAGATGGTTCAACATCAAGAATCGAAGCAAATTTAATGATTGTTTCTTTGCTTATAGGCTGCTTACTATTTGGGTTCATATAGTGGCTTACGCCGCCCTGTGTCTTAATATCCAACAGATTAGCGATTTTAGCTTGAGTTAATCCTAAATCTTTTTTCTTTGTTTCATAAATACTTTTTAGGCGAGTTTTAATCTCAAAAAGTCTTTGTTCCACTTCGCTCATTGTATCCCTCTCGTATCTTTTGCCGGAATTATATTAGCCCCGCTAATAAGATCAAGAATAGTGAAAATATTAAAACTATTGAATAAAGTAAATAGTTTTGCTAATATTTAACTATTAAGGAGGCTATATGAAACTAACCGATTATTTAGCCGAGAAAAAACTCACTCAAGAACAGTTTGCTCGGCTTGTACAAAAAACCCAAGGATTTGTTAGCCATTATCTGACGGGACGTTGTGAATTAAGCGCGAAGACGACATTAGTTTGGTCTGCAGTAACTGATTATTTAGTTACTCCGCATGAATTAAGTCCGCACTTATATCCAAACCCAGATGATGGATTACCAAAACACCTTAGAGCGTAATTTACCAACCTTTACCCAAAAGAAAACCATAAAAAACGGAAAGAAATTATGGCAATGAAACAAACCATTATAGAGATGATCGAGAAAGTACCAGGTGGCAAAAGTGCGGTAGCTGGCTTTCTCGGCTTTACCGAAAGCGAGTTAAATAACCGTCTTTACCAAACAAAAGGGCAACGCTTTAAAAACGAAGAATTGATTGCCGTCCAGCTCGAATATGGCTGCACTGATTTTATTGATGAGCTTTGCCGAAATGCTGGTGGACGATTTGTAAAAGATACCGATGCAGACAATCTAGATGCAGTAGAAATGGCAAATATCCAACTACATGAATTATCAGCTAGAGGCATGCTTTTCGGTGTGTTGGAGGATGCGTTAAAAGATGGCGAAATCACCCAAGCAGAAGAAGAGATTATTCGAAAATTATTAAACAAACATTTAGCTGCGACACAACACTCAATCGAGTGCGTAATTGCTTTAAATAAACGGAAATAAAAAAGCCCCTGCGGTAACAGAGGCTTTGATTAAGTCGTATGTAATAACCTTTATCAGTCGGAGGACATCAAAAGATGACTAAATTATTACCGATTATGAACAAAAATTCAAGTGTTTTGACAATGAGCGGTAGAGAGATTGCTGACTTGATGAGTTTAAATCTCAAAGATTTATTAAGTAAATCAGAATGGTTTAACTCATTAATGGCTGGCGACTTGGCAATTAAAGACGCTGGAATATTAGCCTTTTGTTTATCGAAAGAAATACAAAGAATAGCAAAAGAAACTTATGAATTGGCACTAGATACAACAATTCAGCAAGGGTGCGAAAGAGGTCGTGATGCTGCTAATGGGTTCGAGTCATTAAGAAACATTGCATCCAGTGCGGCACACTGGTTTAAGAACTATTCAGACCTATCGGAATCGTTTTCTATTTTGTCAGAAAATCTTGGAAAGATTGATACAGGGTTAATTATGATCACTTCACCAGTAATCGATTCTCGAAACAATAAAAGTTGCACTCCTAAAACATATATTGTTTACAACCCTAAATCAGACCAAATAAAAATAGGTAAAAGCATTTCCCCACGACAAAGAATCAGAACATTGGAAACACAAGCAGGTTCTGAATTTGATGTATTGGCAATCATTGATTCAAACAGAGAATCTGAATTACATAAAAAATTCCATAAATACCGCACAGTCGGCGAGTGGTTCAATGATGAAGATGGCAAAATTCGTAAATTCGCTAAAACGCTAAATTAAGGAGTAGAAAAATGAAAATCCAAAAATTCTTTTATAACGATATTAGTGTTTCATTCAACGAGCAGCATTATCTGAACGCAACCGCAATAGCTAAACATTTTGATAAATTCGTTAAGGATTATCTCAAGACAGCACAAACCCAAGATTATATTACCGCACTTGCTCAAAATTTAAGCGTTAGGAATATTATCCTAACGGCTGATGACCTTGTAATTGTTAGACAGGGCGGTATTGAGCAGGGTACTTGGTTACATCCTAAATTAGCTGTTAATTTTGCCCGTTGGTTAAGTGCTGATTTTGCGGTTTGGTGCGATCTGAAAATTGATTCTCTAATCAATGGTGAACGCCAACAAATGCCGCAAATCCCTCAAACATTATCAGAGGCTTTGAGATTGGCAGCAGACCAAGCGGAGCAAATCGAAAGACAAAATCTACTGCTTGAACAGCAACGCCCTAAAGTGGAATTTGTTCAACGTTATGTAGAGGCTGGTACAACAAAATCACTTCGTGAAACAGCGAAAATCCTAAAAGTTCCTGAAAGAGCGATGATTGATTGCCTCGTTGGTGACGGACTTTTGTTTAGACAATCTGGGAACTTGTTACCTTATCAAAAATACCACGCTAAAGGCTTGTTTGATGTAAAAACTGGTACAACAGAATACGGCCACAATTACACTCAAACACGGGTTACAAGCAAAGGAATTGAATATATCGCATCTCGTTATGCTTCGGAGTTGATGTAATGAGTGATTTTATCGTTAATTCATTCCAATTACCTAACTCGGTCGTAGATGAATTACTGGCCGATTTAACAGGTGCGGAATTGAAATGTTACTTACTTGTGGTTAGAAAAACAAAAGGCTGGAATAAGGAAATTGATAGCATTTCTATCGGTCAATTTATGGAAGTTACAGGGTTAAGTAATCGATCTGTCATAACAGCTTGCGATTCACTTGTTGAAAAAGGGCTATTGATTCGTTCTGGTGGTGAAAGAAGATTAAACACCTACTCCGTAAGATCATTCAATATTTCACAAACTGGTGAAAAAAGTTCATCAGATAAAACTGGTGAAAAAAGTTCACAAACTGGTGAAAAAAGTTCATCAGATCTGGTGAAAAAAGTTCACACACAAAATAACAATAAAAACAATATACAAAATACAAATAAAAAAAATACCAAAAAAAGCGTTTTGGAATTACTGGCTGATTTCGGTATCACTGGACAACTTGCAGATGACTTCATGATCCATCGCAAGGCCTGTAAAGCACCAATTACCGGAACAGCACTGAAAGGCTTTCAGCGTGAGGCAGACAAAGCTGGAATACCTCTTGCCGAGGCAATCACAATATCCATCGAGCGTAATTGGCGTGGATTTAAATCCGAATGGGATTGGCGAGGTGGTGGAGTCATCCATCGACAACCGCAAAAAATGACTTTTGCCGAGAAAAACGCTCAACCGTGGAATCGCCCAGAAGATTGGGAAGGAGTTTTCTAATGAACCAAGTCTCAAAGTTAAATGAAAAAACAACTCAACACGCACCAGTTGCCGCTGAAAGATTGATTGACAGAGTGTTTGATCAGCTTATCGCATCTTGCCCGACACTGTTATCTGTTCAACCAGAGCAATTAAAAATTCTAAAACAGCAATGGATTTTAGGCTTTGCCGAAAACGGGATCAAAACATTTGAACAGGTTAAGCGTGGAATGGCAGCGGCTAGAGCGAAAGCAAACGGATATTTGCCAAGTGTAGGCGAGTTTATTTCTTGGTGCAACAACTACGACAATCACGAATTAGGATTGCCAACACAAGACGAGTTAGAGGCTAGACTTCAAAAATACTTTGGTTATGCGAAAGAGCCACACAATTTCAAATTCCGTTCGAGAGCAGAGTATTACTTGCTAAAAACAATCTATGACGGTTACGGCAAAAAGAAATGGGAAGATTGCCAAAGAGCTATGCCAAAAATCCTTGCTGAAGTGGTTGAAAAGGCTCGCACAGGCTTTGAATTCCCACAAATTCCAGAGTTACTAGAGCAAAAGCCAAAAGTTATTCCGCCAGAAGTATCAAAAAACGGTTTAGCGAAAATCAAAGAGATTATGGGGATTGTGTAGATGGGCAAGAAACAATTCTTTTTACGCTCAAACCAAGTGCAGTTGAATTGCATTGAATTTATCAAAGAACTGCCAACGGACGACAAAAGACCGTTGGTTGTAAAAATCCAACCAATGACACGCTCACTCGAACAAAATTCAAAACTTCACGCACTACTAAGCGATATTAGCGAGAACGCCACATGGGACGGTGAAAAACTAGATATTTATGCTTGGAAAAATTTATTAGTTAGCGCGCACTCTATAGCCACAGGCGAGCAATCAAAGATTGTGAGAGGCATTGAGGGCGAATTAGTAAATATTAGAGAGCGCACGGCAAAAATGAGCAACAGAAGATTATCTAGTTTAATTGATTATATATTAGCATTTTGCGCAGGAAATGGCATTGAAATTAAGGATTTAACATGAATATCAAAGCGGATGAGTTAAGAAAAATAATTAAGTATGACCTTGATACTGGGGATATGTATTGGCTACCAAGAGATAGATCGTATTTTAATAGTGATAAACAGATGAAATCTTGGAATGTTAGATTTGCATGGAAGAAGATAAGCTCCGTCAATAATACCGGTTATGTGCGATTGATAATCAATAATAAAAGAGTGTTAGCTCATCGTATGGCATGGATCTATGTTTATGGGGAGGAGCCTAATGGAATAATCGATCACATAAATGGAGTAAAAACTGATAACCGTATTAGCAATCTCAGAATAGTGGATAGAGTTAAGAACGGTCAGAATAGAGGATTATTGGGTAACGGTAAATACAGTAAGTATATAGGGGTAAGCAAAAATAAAAGAACCGGTAATTTTATTGCATCTATACGCATAAAGTCTAAGACCATACATATAGGGACATTTAAAACAGAAAATGAAGCAAGAATTGCTTACATGGCCGAGAAAAAACTAATGCACCATGGGTATAGAGATTATAACAACTTTACCAACGAAGAAAAAAATTATTTAGAAAATAAAGCCAACAGAAGCAAGTATCTAACCAAGGATAACAATTGCCTCGGAGTGACTAAAATAATAAAAACAGGAAAGTGGAGGGTTGTCGTAAATAAAGGCAACAAACGCTACCACATCGGAGTTTATGCCGATTTTCTTGATGCTGTTGCTGCTAGATTTTCAGCTGGGAAATTGCTTGAAATTCAATGATGGCTGGAGGTTTTAAGTGAGAGAAGAAATAGCATTAGCAGTAGTTCTCTTTGTGGTGGTGTTTGTGATTATTTGTTTTGTAGAGAGTGCAGACGATGAGTGAGAAAGAATTGAAGATTTTAATTATAGCTTATGCCTGTGTAGTTATCGGGACAATCTTAATCACTGGTAAATGGTGGTAGCTATGAGCAAGAAGCCTAAGGAAACCAAATGCAAGGTATGCGGTTGTTACTTTGTGAAAACTATCAGCTCAATGCAGAAAGTCTGCTCGCCTAAATGTGCGATTATTCTTTCCAAAGAGCAGGCGAGAAAGAAAAAAGAGAAACAAGATAAACAAGAGCGGTTAGAAACCAAGAAAAGAATGACCGCACTTAAACAGAAAATCAAAAGCCGCTCCGAGTGGTTAGATGATTTACAAAGCTGGGTAAACAAATTTATCCGCTTGAGAGATAAAAACGAGCCTTGCATTTCTTGCGGTCGTTATCATCAAGGGCAATATCACGCAGGACATTATCGCAGCCGTGGAGCTTGTCCAGAATTAAGATTTAACGAGGATAACATACACAAACAATGCGCTCCCTGTAACAACCAAAAGAGCGGAAACGCCATAGAGTATAGAATAAACTTGGTTAAAAAGATTGGTATTGAACGGGTAGAGTTTTTAGAGCGACAAGACCATCCGCCATTAAAACTAACAATCGATGAAATCAAAGAGCAAATTAAAATCTACAAATCTAAATGCAAGGACTTAGAGAATGAATAAATTCAGCGAACTACCAGAATTAGACTACGACCAAATTCAATTCGTTGACAACAGAATGTATTCTTGGGGTGGTTGGATTAATAGCGGAAGATTAGACAAACCAGAGCTAAACATTCTCTACAAGTTAATGAAAAGCGTAGAGCCACAAGACGAGCCAAGCAGTGCAATTTGTGATGATGAATTAGGAATGATGATTAGTGAACAGGTGGAAATGTTTTTCAAGAAATACGATGAGCGGATGCACTTCATTCTTTTCTCGTATTATGTCCATAAATCAACATCAAATAAAATCGCAGTGAAGTTAAGAGAGCGTGAAGAGCCTCAATATATGCAGCCTTGTAACGGTAAGCGTGATATTAGAATTCCTTGCTTAAAAACCTGTAAGCGTAGAGTAGAGAAAGATTTGGCACTGATGAAAGCGATTATCTACGAGAAACTAATTAAGATTGAAGTTAAATTAGCAATAGAGAGCGAGAAAAGAAAAAATATTAAAAAAATTCGATTTATATATTGACATACTTGTCAACTTGTCCTATCATTCTCATATATGGTGGTCGTAGTGTAAGCAGTGAACACCGAAATAGATTTGATATAGCCCTGATCGGAAACGGTCGGGGTTTTTTATTGCACAAAATTCAATGAGTAACCAATGCAAGACAATGGATCGCCTAACAATGGCATAGACATCATAGCAACGGTTATTTCTCTCGCATTTTCAGGTTTAGGCGGTGTAGTCAAGTATATCACCGCAACACAATCAGCAGGCTCGCCTGTGAAATTATCTTCCGTAGTCTCAAGTTTCTTAGTTGGGGCTTTCAGTGGAATGGTTGTAGCGTTTTTCTTAATGTCTCAAAGTATCGACACTTTAATGATTATCTCAATCGCTGGAGCGTTTGGGTATTTTGGCGTGCCTGCTTTATGGGGCTTGCTTAGAGTTTTCTTTCGTCAAATTGGTGGTTCGGTTGATGATTTACGTCCCGATTATTCAATGAAAGATATCGAAAGAGAAACAAGCAAAAAACGCTCTATTCGTTACGATGAAGAAGCGCCAATCAATGACAACGAGGAAGATATTTTAATCGATGGCACAGAAAACCAAGACGATGATATGAGACCAAGAGGAAAATGGAATGGGTAGAGAAAGAGCCGCAAGATTAGGAATTGCACTCGATAGAGTATTCGGCTGTTTTCTTTTCGCAGGCTGTATCGGGTTATCAATTCAAATCTTCGCACAGAATAAGAGTTTGGAGTTGCTACAGGATAAGTACGACCAAACAGCACAATTAGCCGAAGAGCGAATGAAACGGATTGATGCTCTTCAAGACACAGTGAATGATAGAAATGACAGAATTGAATTCTTGCTTAGAGAACAAGCAAAGGAGCGTAAGCGAAATGAAGATAAGCTGGATGGGATTAGTAAGATTGTTCTTTCAAGTAAATGTGTTCGTAGCGATGGTGTTAGTCGTGCTGTTATCGACAGGCTGCTTAAATCCGAGTAAGCCGGTTGAGAAGATTAAAATTATCCGAGTAACCATTCCAGACAATCTTTTAGTGACCTGCCCTAAACCAACATTAAACGGTGAAAAATCTTCTGATGTTGCTGTTTACGCTGTAAAGGTCACTGACCAATTAAAAATCTGTAACAGTCGAATTACACAAATTAAAAACCTAGTGAATGACTATGAACACGAAATCGAGCAAGATGCTCACACCGAATATCAATCGTTAGGCTTTGATAAAGAAAAGGACGACCTCAATACTAAAGGTCGAAACAATGGCAAAGGTAGAGGACGATAAAATGTTAATTACCGAAGCAGTATTCAATAGAGTATTCCCAAGAGCAATCAATGGAATGTATCAAGCGATTGATAAACACATTGAGTTGGCTGGTTGTTTCAATAAGCAACAACAAGCGATGTTTCTTGCTCAATGCGGACACGAAACAGCAGGATTCACAACATTAAGCGAAAGCTTAAATTATTCAGCTGATGGGTTAATGAGAGTTTTCCGTAAGTATTTCCCTAATCCTAATATCGCTCGCCAATACGAACGTAAACCAGAGAAGATTGCAAGCCGAGTATACGCAAATCGAATGGGTAATGGGTCAGAAGAAACGATGGACGGTTGGAATTATCGTGGTAGAGGTTTAATTCAAATCACTGGCAAAGATAACTATATCCGATTTGCTCGTTGGTTAGGCGACACAATCAGCCCTAAAGAAGTATCAAACAATTTAGACTTAGCAGTCAAAGCTGCTGTGTGGTACTGGATATTCAATGAGCTTGCCTCGCTTGATTCTGTTCAAAAGGTAACAATCCGAATTAATGGCGGTACTAACGGATTAGATGACCGTTGCAGATTATTCCGTGCGTTAATGGTGGATTGATTATGAACAGATTAATTCTGATTTTTCTAGCGGTAGCAGTTAGCCTGTGCGGTTGGATTTGGTTTCAACACGGAACGATAAATGACTTAAGAGCCGAAAACCAAACACAGGCTAACCTTATCGCAGAACAGGAAAAGGTTAATCAATCGCTAAAAGATACGATTGAGACAGAGCGCCAAGCGATAGTTCAACAGGGGGCTATTAACGATGAAATCAAACAAGCAACACAAGACAAAGTGCAAGTGGTTCGAAAAATCATTAAGAGCCAACCTTGCTATAGCACTCGTATTAATGATGACGCTATTGAGCGGTTGCACTAATAAGGTAACAACAAAGACGGAATACATCTATCCGCCTCAAGCATTTCTAACGCCTTGCGTGAAAACTCCATTCACCGGCAATACATACGGTGAGGCAGTGGAACACTTAATCATAGTGCAAGGTGAGCGTGATATGTGCGCTAGTCAAATCACAAACATTAACAAGTGGATTGAATCTACAAAGGATAAGAAATGAAAATCGGTGATACTGTAAAACTCCGTAACGGAACATTATGCAATGTAGTTTATGAAACACAATTTGGCAAATGGTTATTAGTCGAAAAGACCGAAACAGAAGAGCCGCCATTCTCTCACTGGCATAACCCTAACGGTACATTTTACGCAGACGATGAAAGCCAGTTAGATGTAGTAGAAGTGATTAACCTAAACTAAAAAAAATACAAAGGATTTCCCTATGTCAGACGTGAAAGAGAAATCCACGTCTAAAGGCGTGGTGAAATTAACTGATAAGCAAAAACGGTTTATCGAAGAATACCTTGTTGACCTTAATGCAACTCAAGCAGCAATTAGAGCTGGATATAGCGAAAAAACAGCAAACGAGCAAGGCGCTCAAAACTTAGCAAAACTTAGTCCTTACATCGAAGAAGAAAAGCGCAAGCGTTCTGGTAGAGTGCAAATAACTCAAGATGATGTCATTCGTATGTTGATTGAAAACATTGAAAAATCATCTGGCACTAAGCAGGTAGTTATCACTCAAACAAGAAAATCAGAAGATGGTGAGTTTGTTGGTGATGATGTTGCTCAATTTGTTTATGAGCCATCTAGCGTAAATAAAGCCCTTGAGCTTTTAGGTAAGCACTTGGGTATGTTTAAAGATAAATTAGATGTAACCACTGGTGACAAACCACTTCCGACAGTAATCAATGTGACATTTAGCGATGAGCCTTGATATTAAATTTCCGACAAAGTTTAGAGCGTTATTTGAAGATATGTGGCGTTTTATTATCTTCTATGGCGGTCGTGGTTCCGGTAAGAGCTTTAATATAGCGAGAGCGTTAATTATTAGAGCCTACCACAATCCGACACGAGTGCTTTGTTGTCGTGAAATTCAAAAGTCTATATCTGATTCTGTTATTCAGATGTTGATTGATCAGATAGAGAGATTAGAACTTCAAAACTTCTTTGAGGTGCAGAAAACTCAAATCATTGGTCAAAACGGTTCAAGATTTACATTCGCAGGGCTTAAAACAAATATCACCTCAATCAAATCAATGACAGGTATTGATGTTGTTTGGGTTGAAGAGGGCGAGAATGTATCGAAAGAAAGCTGGGATGTGTTAATTCCGACTATTCGAGAAGATAAATCTCAAATTATTGTCAGCTTTAACCCTAAAAACATTTTAGACGATACTTATCAGCGATTTGTAATTAATCCGCCAGAAAGATGTTCTTCTGTGTTGGTTAATTGGCAAGATAATCCGTATTTTCCAAAAGAGCTAATGGAAGATATGGAGCAAATGCGAGAACGTGACTACGAGCTTTACAGACACGTTTACGAGGGTGAGCCGGTAGCTGATTCGGATATGGCAATTATTAAGCCTTTATGGATTGATGCTGCGGTAGATGCTCATATTAAACTTGGTTTCACTGGTAAAGGCTTGAAGAAAGTCGGCTTTGACGTAGCAGATGAGGGTGTGGATAGTAACGCTAACGCATTTGTACACGGTTCAGTCGTCCTTGATGTTGATGTTTGGAAAAATGGCGATGTTATTGATTCAGCCAATCGGACAAATCAAAGTGCGGTCAATTTTGGTGCTGATTTAATCGTTTTCGATAGCATCGGTGTTGGTGCCGGTGTAAAAGCCCATTTCAAGCGATTACCTAAAACAATTCAAGTTGAGGGTTTTAATGCCGGTGGCTCGGTAGCTTATCCAGAACGTGAATATATCAAAGGAAAGAAAAACCAAGATATGTTCTCGAATATCAAAGCTCAATCTTGGTGGTCGTTAAGAGATAGATTTTATAAAACCTATCGAGCAATCAAGCACGGTGATGTTTATCCTGATGATGAATTAATAAGCCTATCAAGCAATATCAAAGAGCTTGAATATCTTAAGGCTGAATTATCTCGCCCTAGAGTGGATTACGATAACAATGGACGGGTTAAAGTCGAAAGCAAAAAGGATATGCGAAAACGTGGCATACCGTCACCAAATATGGCTGATGCGTTAGTGATGTGTTACGCACCAACAAAACCAAAATCATTATTGGATTTATAGATATGAAATTTTTTGACGGAATAGCATCGTTAGCGTTAAAGCTTGGATTAAAGCAAGAGCAGACTAAATACACTGCTAATTCAATGCTAACTGAGAAGCGTGACGAATTAGAAGCCTTATGGCGTGAGAATTGGATTGCAAATAAAATCTGTATCAAACGTCCGGAAGATATGACGAGAGCGTGGCGTGATGTATTCTCTAACGACCTTGATTCGGAGCAGTTAGATGCTTTCACCAAATACGAGCGAAGAATTAAACTTCGTGAAACACTAACTAAAGCATTACAGTGGTCAAGCCTTTATGGCTCGGTTGGCTTGCTGGTTGTTACTGATGCAACAAACTTAAACACGCCATTAAGACCAACTGAAAAGCTAAAACGATTAATCATACTGCCTAAGTGGAAAATTAGCACAACAGGCGAAAGAGAAACGAATATAACAGATGCTAATTTCGGTAAATACAAAGCCTATTCAATCAGTGGCGATGACAAGCCTCTAATCGTTCATCATTCAAGATTGTTGATTATGAACGCTAACGATGCTCCACTATCAGATAGTAGCATTTGGGGCATTTCAGACTTAGAGAAAATTATTGATGCACTAAAACGATTTGATATTGCCTCCGCTAACGTTGGTGACTTAATTTTTGAAAGCAAGATTGATATTTTCAAAATTGAGGGATTATCCGACAAGATTGCCAGCGGATTTGAAAACGAAGTAGCAAATGTAATCGGTGCGGTACAGGCGATTAAATCATCGACTAATAGCTTACTACTTGATAAAGAAAACGAGTACGACCGCAAAGAACTCTCGTTTGGTGGATTAAAAGACCTTATCACAGAGTTTCGTAATGCGGTAGCTGGTGCAGCAGATATGCCGGTTACAATCCTGTTTGGTCAATCTGTTTCTGGTTTAGCGAGTGGCGATGAAGATATTCAAAATTACCACGAGTCAATTCACAGATTGCAAGAATCAAGATTAAGACCAGTTTTAGAAGTCATTGATAGCTTAATTTGTAGTGAATTGTTTGGTGGTCAGCCTGACGATTGGTGGTTTGAATTCTTGCCTTTAACTGTTGTTAAGCAAGAACAGCAAATCAATATGCTAAACACGTTCGCGACCGCAACCAATGCGCTAATTCAGAACGGCATTGTAACAGAGCAGCAAGTAGCGAATGAGTTACGAGAAAGCGGTTTATTTGCCAATATCTCAGCTGATGACATTGAGGATATGAATAATGCTGATGAACTTGCCAGAGATTTTGAAGAACCAAAAGACGAAAGCGAAGAAATTCAAAACGCTGAAAGTGAGCAAGAGAACGGAGCTATGGTATAGAGCCGAACTCAAGCGACAAGTCAAAGAAATGACCGATACTATTGAAAGAGCCTTAGAAAAACCTAATGGCTCTTTTTTTATGGACGATTTCAGAGGATTTCTTGCTGTTGGTGTTAAAACTCTACTTAAAGCATTGGAACGCTTTGAGAGCAAAGACCATTCGGCAGATGATGAAAAAATCGCACAAGGCTTTGTTAATCGAGGAAATACCCAAAACCAACAGGAAGTGTCAAAGAACTTAAAAAATCAAACTGGAATTGATTTAAGTGCGTATTTAGGCAATAGCCCACGCATAGCTGAGAAAGTCAATGCGATGACAACTGCCAACGTTCAATTAATCAAGTCTATTCGTTCTCAATACCTCGACAAAGTACAAAATGCAGTTACTCAAGCGATGGTGAATGGAACACTTAATAAAGACTTGGTGCAACAGATTAAAGACATCGGTAAAACAACCGAAAAGAGAGCGATATTTATTGCTCGAGACCAATCTTCAAAACTCAATGCTGCATTAACGCAAGCAAGACATGAAGATGTAGGGATTACAAAATACACTTGGAGTACATCAGGCGATGAGCGAGTGCGTGAAAGCCACGCAGAAAAAGACGGTCAAGTCTTTGAGTACGCTAATCCGCCAGCAGATACAGGACACCCTGGACATGATTACAACTGCTTTACTGGGAAATCAAAAATCCACGGACTTCCATTCCCTGAAAAATTGTACAGGAGATGGTATAGAGGCGAATTTACCGAGCTTATCACGGATAACGGAGTGAGATTGCTTGCGACATCTAATCACCCTGTATTGACGAGTAGTGGAATTAAGCCGATTGGTAGCGTTAATGTTGGCGAGTATCTCGCCTGCGAAGTGAACCAGTGTTTCAGCACAGTCGATCTCGACTGCTATAACTATGTACCCACGTTTAAACAAGTGTTCGATTCTCTTTTGTTGAATGGGGTTACCTGCTCTGTATCTACCAGTGAAAGAGGTTATTTCCACGGCGACGTTTCCGATGGCGAAATCAATGTTATATCCATCAACAGCTTTCTGATAGATGTAATTAACTCCCTGCTTATCGAGAAACTCCCTAAACTCGGGTTCACCAATTCCGATATGGTGTTCTGCAAGGCTTTGTTCTCTACTGAGAGCCATCTTGATTTTCTCAATGGTAGTTCTGGTTCGTCCTTTAGCAGCGGAATGAGCAGATTTAAGTTGATTTGCTCTTTGCTCATCAGTCATTTGACTCCACTTGAGCTTTTCTGCTTGGGATTGTGTTCTGATGTTTGCGTTATTGGACACGAGATATCTTCTGATGACATTTCTGGAAACATTGAAATGTTTAGCAATAAAGTTCTCGCTTTTTCCGCCATCGTACATGGAGATAATTTCATCCGATGGCAGCAAGATCGCATTACGTCCCTTGTATCTACCGATCTTGGTTACAGGTACTCCGATAGCTTTGAATCGCTTTCTAAGAGCCTCCTCGCTACATTCGAGAGCAGTGCTGATCTTGGCGATGCTAAGTCCATCGGAATAGAGCTTAATCGCATTATTGATAAGAGAATCACTAAGTCGTCTTGCCATGTATATAACCTCCAAACTATTTCTGGATATTATAACATAAATTCGGCATTTGTGAGCAATTGTAGATGTGTTGCCATTCCTTATCTTGGCGATGTACTTAAATCAAAATAATTTGAATGAGGTGTAAATGCAATTTACAGACAAAACAACTCAAGCAAAAACACAGCGAACTATTACGAAAGACGGTTTTTTAGTAGTGCCTGCGACAATTTCTAAGGTCGGTGTTTTTGATTACCTAGAGTCAGAGCTTGGATTAAAAGGCGATGGCGTGAAGAAAGTGGCACGAACAGAGAAATCGTTATTTTCTGATGAAACCATTAAGAGCTTTGAAAATGCAACACTAACAATCGGACATCCGGAGCAAGGCGTAAATGCTAAGAACTGGAAAGAATTATCCGTTGGCGTTGTGCGAAATGTTAAGCGTGTTGGTGATGAGCTGACTGCTGAAGCTTGGATTTATGACGAACAAGCTATTAAAACCGTACAGGAACACGGTGTAGAACAGCTATCCTGTGGTTATGACTGTAATATTATCCAGTCAAGCGTCAAAGATGCAGATTTTGAGATGTCTCCGATGATCGGAAACCACGTAGCGATTGTGGCAAAGGGTCGCTGCGGTGGAACTGTAAAACTTGCCGATGAGGAAAAGACCGTTATGGGAAAAACCGCTAAATTCCTCGATGCGTTTTTAGGTGCATTCGGCATCAAATTGTCCGATGAGCAGAAAAAACAAATCGAAGAAGATGAAGAAACCGGTAAAGAGGGTGAGAAGGCTCCAAAAGCTGAAAAACCAACTGAGCCAAAAGAAAAACAATCTGAACCCGAAGATAAAAAGGAAGAAGAAGTGAACAAAGAAGAGTTTGAAAAACAACTTAAAGCCAAAGATGCAGAAATTCAAGCATTGAAAGATGCGCAGGCAAAACGTGATGCAGAATTAGCACAAGCGGCAATGTTGGCTGATGCACAATCTGTATTTAAAGATGTGAAATTCGCAGATAAAGCAAGCGTTCGTGAAATTCAAGAGAGCGTTATTGTTGCTCAAGGTATTTTTGATAAAGACGCAGCAGCCAAATTATCAGATGCAGAAATCTATGGTGCGTATCAAGTAGCTAAAGCGGTTACTGCTAAATTAGCTGACGAACGTAAATCTTTAGGCAATATCTTATTAGGTGATGCGAAAACTGAAACCGCACCTAAATTAGACTTCAACAAAACTTACAATCAATAGGGGTAATGAATAATGGGTTACGCTTACGAACAAGCTCCGGCAAAAGCTGGTGAATTAGGCAAAGGCAACTTTGCGAGTGCAAAAACAAGTGCAGAGAAAGTAACTGGCAAAGTAAAAGCTGGTGATTTTGTAGCATTAAATCCTGAGGGTGGTGTAAAAGCGTTAGCGGCTAAAACTGATGTATTGGCTGGTGTAGTATTTGCAAGCACTATCCGTGATGAATGGAATGATGGCGAGCTTTGCGATGTAATGCATATTGCAGCAGGTGATGCGGTATGGGTAAACATTGCAACTGGTAAAGCTGTTACACGTGGCAAAAAAGTCTATGTATTAACCGCAGGTGGTGACGGTAAAACTGGTGCAATTCAAGGCGAAACAGAAGCCAGTGCAATCGAAACTCCATACACCGTAATTGATGTTAAAGGTCAATTAGCGTTAATTTCTAAATTATAAGGGGCTAAATAGATGTCTTTATTAACTTATGTACAAAACGGTTTAACTGCTGTTAGCAAAGAAATCGCAGAAACCAAATATCCTGAAATTGTGTTCCCGCAATTCGTTTTCGTTGACCAGCAAACAGCGGTCGGCATCACTGAAAAATTACACTACGGCGCAGATGAACACGGTTCTTTAGATGAAGGCTTGATCACTACTGGCACCAGCACTTTAGACCAAGTGGAAGTGGGTTTCACTCCAAAACGCTCTTACATTGTGCCGTGGGCTAAATCTGTTACATGGACTAAACCAGAGCTTGAGCAAGGTAAATTATTAGGTTTAAATCTTGATACAGCAAAAATCATGGCGTTAAACAAAAACGCTCAACAAACTTTACAAAAGGTTGCGTTCTTGGGTCACGCTAAAGACGGACGTCTAACTGGTTTATTAAACTCTAAAGATGTATCAGTTCACACCTTAAAAGGTGCGGCAGCAGGTGCGAAAGTTCAAGCGATGGACTTCGACAAAGCGGTAGCATTCTTCAAAGAAATGTTCTTAGCCGGCTTAGAAAAAACCAAACGCATTGAAGCACCAAATACATTCGCTATTGATGCGATGGATTTAGCTCATCTTGCCTTAACTCAACGCGCGAACACTGACACAACCGCATTAGAGTTCTTAACTAAGAGCTTATCTGCTGCGGCTGGTCGTGAAGTTGCTATCAAAGCGTTACCGTCCAACTTCGGTTCTCGTGTAACAGATGGCAAAACACGTGCGATTGTTTACGTGAACAGCAAAGAACACGTAATTTTTGACGTGCCGATGACTCCGACTGTGTTAGAGGCAAAAGAAAAAGGTTTATTAGCTTACGAGTCTGGCTTACGCATGGCATTCGGTGGCGTGACCTTTATCGAACCAGAATCTGCTCTTTATGTAGATTACTAGGAGGAATAAATGCCAACAATAGACGATTTTCATGAACGTTATCCAGAATTTAAAGAGGTCGATGGTTTCCGCATCGACCTTTTTTTATCGGATGCACAGCAAGAAATCAGCCAAGCACGATGGGGGCGACTTTTCGAGCGTGGAGTGTTGGCATTAGCTGCTCATTTACTCCGCCTTTCTCTTTGGGCAACAGAGAGTAACGGTGGAGCAAATCGCAATGTAGCGAGCGAGTCGGCAGGGGAGCTTTCTGTTGGTTACGCTACACCGACAATCACTGGTACAGATGCAGATTATCAATTAACTGCATACGGCCAAGAGTATTTACGCTTGCGTAAACTCGTTGGGATAGGTGTGATGGTGGCTTAATGACTGTTCAAATTACAGGTAATCTTGCGAAATTTAAACAGCTTATCGAGCAACTAAAAGCAAGTAGCGAAAAGGCTGTGTATGTTGGGTTTCCTGCTGAGTTTAACGAGAATGTAGAGGGTTCAGATAACTTTAATCTAGCCTCTCTAGGCGCGGTGTTGGAGTTCGGGAATGAACACATCCCATCTCGTCCATTTCTCCGTCAAACATTGGCAGAAAATCAAGAGAAATACACAGCGTTATTTGTAAAGCTGTTTGAAAGCGGTGTTTCAATAGACCAAATATATGAACAATTCGCATTAATTGCTCAAGGTGATGTACAGCAAAATATCGTTAACGGTAATTGGACTGCAAACGCACCAAGCACAATTAAACGCAAGAAATCAAGCAAGCCGCTTATTGACACAGGTAAATTGCGGCAATCTGTAAAAGGTATCGTTAAATGAGCTTAATTAATCAATTCCCTCGCTTTTTAAATAGCAAATTCAGCCAGAAAGTAGTTGTAAAGCATCTACAAGGCGAACATTCAGCTATTGACTATAAGGCGGAGTACATTGAAGAGAAAGTCACTGCGATAGTGATGCCAACATCGCCTAACGATGTTCAATTCTTGCCAGAGGGTGAGCGGTTTCTGCCAAGCATTAAAATCTACACAGCTAAACCTTTAAATATAGGCGATTTAGTAGATTATCTTGGTGAAACTTACAAAATCAAAACAGTGGGTAATTGGAAAGACTATGGATACTACAACAATATCGGCATTCGACATAGCCAAACTGCGAAAGTGGATTCAAGAGGCTTTGAAGTTACCTAAAGAGGCTGTAATCGGTGGCTGGTTGCCAGAAAATCCCCTGCCTGCATTTATTACGATGGAGGTATTAAATACCAACGAAATCGGGCAGGCGACACGAGAATTTGACGGTAAACGAGAGCGTATTAGACAGTCAATGCAAAGCACGGTCAGCATTTCTTGTTTCGGTCGCAATTCACTCGCTCAAAGCTACAAATTAAAAGCTATTTTCCAAAGTTCAGCGTTTCTTTCCTTTCTTAATTCAAATCATTGGGGCGTTATCCGTTTTTCTGATGTCCGCAACCTAACCGCTACGGTTGGAGCAGACTATGAAGAGCGCGGGCAGTTTGATGTGATATTTAGCCATCATCACATTGTAGACACTCCGTTAGATCCGATTGAGAGAGTTGAGCAACGGACTAATAACAAATCACAAGATATAGGAGCATAAGCCAAATGGCATTATCAATCTCTAATATTGTAAACGTGCAATTAAACACAGTTCCGAAGTCTGCGGCTCGCAAATCTTTCGGTATCGTTGCATTATTTACACCAGAAGCAGGGCAAGCATTTAACAATGCTACTACACGCTACGTATATGTAGATAGTCAAAAAGATGTGGAAGTTCTCTTTGGTACAAATTCAGAAACAGCAAAAGCGGCTCAACCGTTCTTTGCTCAAAGTCCACGTGCGAAACAGTTAATTATTGCACGCTGGCAAAAAGAACAGGTAACAATCAGCGCAACAAGTAACGCACTTCGAGGCGCTACATTATCAGACGGCTTAAGTTCGTTTAAGGCTGTAACAAATGGTAAATTTGCTATTACAGTCGGAACGGAAATCAAAAAACTAGAGGGGTTAAACTTCTCAAAATTAGCTGATTTCAGCGCTATCGCAAACGCCATTCAAACTAAATTAACGCAGCTTTCTGTTGCGGCAAGCGTTACTTATGATGAGGTAGGAAATCGTTTCATCATCACCTCAAATACATCTGGCGCAAGCAAAGAAACTGAGATTTTCTACGCCGTTAATGAGGCAGGTAATGGTGATTATATCGGTGGATTGCTAAAACTTGAGGACGGTCAAGCCACACGAGTTATTGGCAAGGCTCAAACTCAAGTTAAAGCCGAGAAAGTGGAAGAGGCATTATTTAATGTCGCAGAAGTTGAAAATAGCTGGTATGGGTTCACCTTTGCCGCTCAATTAACAGATGAGCAAATCGAAGCTGCGGCTAAATACGCTCAAGCTAATGACAAATTATTTGGTGTTAGCGTTATCAAGCCAGAGCAAATCGAATGGGAAAGCACAAACGTTTTCAAAAAATTATATGACGCTCAGTTAGATCACACTTTAGCGGTGTTTGACAAAAATGATATGTACCCTGCGTCATCTGCGTTGTCTCGCTTGTTGTCTGTAAACTTTGCGGCTAACAACTCAACGCTTACACTTAAGTTTAAACAACAGCCAACAATCACCGCAGACGAAATCACTGCGACAGAGTTTGCGAAAGCGAAACGACTAGGTATTAACGTTTACACTTACTTTGACGATGCGGCAATGCTCGCAGAGGGTACGGTAATCGGTGGTAAATTCGCAGATGAAATTGTTATCCTTGACTGGTTCAAAGATGCAGTGCAGAAAGAAGTGTTTGCTCGTTTATACAAATCACCAACTAAAATTCCTTTAACCGACAAAGGTCAAGCAATCTTAATTTCTGCGGTTGAAAAAGTTTGCTTAGAGGGCGTTAATAATGGTGCTTTTGCTCCTGGTAAATGGACTGGTGATAGTTTCGGTAACTTGAAAACAGGTGACTACTTGGAGAAAGGCTATTATATCTGGGCTGCTCCAATGGATACGCTTTCAGATAGCGATCGTGAGCAACGTAGAGCGACACCAATTCAAACAGCGGTTAAATTAGCTGGTGCAATCCATTCAAGCGATGTGATTGTAAACTACAACCGATAATTAATATATGGCTGGATTATCCAGCCTTTTCTTTTAAGAGGGAATATAAATGGCAGTTTTCGATCCAAAACAAGTAGTAGTGTTACTTGACGGAAAAGAGATTTCCGACTGGGCTGACGGTTCAGACGTAATTAGTGCAGTCAATCAAGTTGATGCAGGTCAGTTAGTTATCGGTGCGAACGGTACGGGTGTTTACATCGCCAATCCAGACAATTCTGGAAAATTAACACTTAAGATTAAGCAACACTCTGCGGATAATGCTCATCTTTCAAAACTATTCAATCAACAAAAAAGCAGCATTAAAACATTTTTACCTATCACTTTGTCAATCCGTGATTTGATTAATGATGATGTTGTTACCGCAACAAAGGGCTATTTTACCACTCCAGCACAATATGTTCGTGGTAACGGTCATAATGCTACAACATGGACGATTGTTTTTGAACAAATGACAATGAACTTAGAAAAAGGCGTTGAATAATGGAACAAGTTAAGCAATTCACTATCGAGGATGTAACTTACACAATGACACCAGCTAATGCTATGTCTGCGTGGACTGCGTTAAAAAACGCAATGAAGCTGCTCCAATCTGTTGATTTATCTGCGTTGGGCGATAGCAAAAAGTTGGGCGTTGGGGTATTAACTACGGTATTAGCTAACTTGGGCGATTCAAGCGTGAAAGAGCTGGAGAATATCGTATTAAGCCACACAGCTTGCGAGCAAGACGGTCAAAAATACCGCCTGTCAGAGCGTTTCGATAGTCATTTTAATAAACATCGAGGTCATCTAATCACTGTATTGAAAGAGGGGTTAACCTATCAATTCGCTGATTTTTTTATCGGTGGGGGTGGATTGCTGAACAATATTCAAGGCAACCTCAAGGCGTAGAGAATCAAGCGGAAAGCAGAGTTGATTGGTTTGTGTTTACGCCAATCATTAAAAAACTGTGTACGCTGAATGAATTAAGATCGGTTTATTCAATATCCGATCTTATTTCTTTCCACGAGGTAATAGTGGAATTAAATCAAATGGAGCAAAGCAATAATGCTATTAGATGAATTACTGATTAAGATTGGTATTGATGCAGATAGCCAAGCGATGCGAGAGTTTGAGCAATTCTTGAATTCCGTCAGTGATGGCACGGAAAACGCTGTCGATAGTTTAAGTTCGTTCGCAAAATCAATAGAAGATATTGTAAGCGATGCAACGGCTCAAGCGAGAGATATGCCAGAATTTGCCGAATTCTTCCAATCTATCGAGCAGCTCCAACAAGAAACAGCAAATCTTTCTCAAGATGAATCACTTGATGCCTGGATTCAAAAGCTAATCGAAGGCGATCAGATGTTATCTGCTTTCGGTGAAGGTTTTATAAACAATAGCGAAGAATTATCGCGAGAGTTACAGGCAGCAGGGTTAAATGCCGAGCAAGTCGAATCTGTAATAAGCAAACTTGGTGAGGCAATCGAGCGGAAGAAGAACTCTGTAGAGTCGGACAGTGAAGCAGTCATTGCTAACACGGAAGCAACAAAAGACAATGCAGACGCCGCTAGTGACTTATCGAGCGATCTCACTGAGTTATGGGCTAATAAGTACGGCGCAGATGGATTAGTCCAAAAGTTTAATATGCTTGGCGTGAGCATTAACGCTACCACACTTAAGGTTGCTGCCTTTGGCGCGGCTTTTTATGCCGCAACCGTTGGCGTGAAAAACTTTGTTGATGCAAATCTTGATGCGCTAGACGAAATCAAACAGCTTTCAAATGTAACTGGTGAATCGGCCGACCAAATCTATCTGTTAGGCAAGGTTGCAGAAGTAAACGGATCATCTGCTCAAGCTGCACAATCATCAATCGAGGGGTTATCTCGGACAATCGGTGAGGCTGCCGCCGGAGTTGGTCGAGGAGCTAAGTCTTTTGAGCAGTATGGATTAAGCGCTAAAAAAGCCAATGGCGAAATAAAATCATCCAGCGAGCTATTCGGTGAAATATCCGAAAAAATGCAGCAAATGAGCAATCAAGAGCAAATAGCAATGCTTTCTAAGCTTGGTATTGATGGCTCTATGATTCAGATGCTCAGACTTGGAAATGATGAGTTAGCCGAGCAGATTGCTTTAGCAAACGCTTTAACACTTGGCGTTGGGAACGCTGAAAATGCTGAAACCGCAGCGGCTTTCAAAGATGCTTTAACGCAGGTTTCTCAAGTATTTACCGCAATAGGCGAGTACGTATCTTTGCGAGTAGCTCCGTCAATTCAAAGGTTAGCAGAGGGATTTACAAAGTGGTTCGTTGAAAATAATGATTTTATTAAATCTATATTAAACGGATTTAGCAAGGTTCTCTCGTTCTTGTTTGAGGTGGCTGGTGCAATTAATAACGTTATTGAAAGCACTATCGGCTGGAAATCAATTATTATCGCTCTTGGCGGGTTAATGCTATGGCTTAGTCGCAGAATGTTATTAGCGTTTGCGACAAACCCAATTACTTTAACCATTGGCGCTATTACGGCTCTATTCCTGCTCATTGATGACTTTATGACGTATCTTGAGGGCGGGGAAACAGCGCTAGGTGATTTCTGGAAACCTTTCGCTGATGGTTGGAAATCTATCAAGCCTTGGATTGATAAAGCGAAAGTATGGGTTAAGAGTTTTGCTGATGGTTGGAGTGATGCGATAGACGTTATCAAACCACTAAAAGGCGTGTTAACTATTATTTGGTCGGCTATTGAAAGCATATACGGCAGCTTCTCAAGATTATTAAAACAAATCTTTGGCGCGACAAGTGCAGTTGATGAATTTGGCAATAATGGTGAATCTGTTGGGAGCGCGTTAGCGAGCATATTTAACTTTATAGCTCAAACCATTGAGGGGCTTTCCGGTGCTATTGCGATAGTTGCAACAACCTTATCATCCTCTTTCGAGGTGGCTATCTCTGCTGTAATTGGCTTATTTAAAATGCTTGGTGCGGTATGGGATGGGATTGTCTATGGTTGGACTACTGGCGACTGGTTAGGTGCGTTTAAGCGAATGTTCTCCAAGATGGGGGATATAGTGCTTGGTGTTTGGGATAACATCAAGAGAGCTGCTATTGAGTTTGTTAATAGCTTAATTTCTATTGTTAATAAGTTTGGGGCTGGAATTGACCCGATAGAAATCCCAATTACTCAAAGAGTTCAGACTATTGGTGACAATGTTGGTTCTGTTGTATCTTCCACAGCTGGATTTGCTCAGAGTGCCGCCTCAATGTCCGGCATGGTTCTTGGCGCATCTATGGCTGCATCATCTGGAGCTGGCTCGCAAACAACAAATACAGATAACAGTCAGAAGAACAGCAATAACAAAATAACCATTACGCAGCACATTCAAGGTACAGACAATCCTAAGGCGGTAGCAGACCAATCGGCAAGAGCTATCAATAATCAACTATCCACAGTTATAGGTTAAATATGGCTAATTTTGCTCAACTATCAAATAGGAGTATCGGTAAAATCACTCTCGATGCTGTCACAATTGAAGATCACCAATCAGACCTATCAATTACTGAAAATCCGATTGAATCAGGTGCTGCAATAGCCGACCATGCCGTGATTCAGCCTAAACGAGTAACAATAAATGGCGTGGTGGTCGATCACGATCACAGCTCGTTTGCCGGAAGTATTCCATTTCTTGGTAATATCCGTGGAGCGGTTGACTTCCTCAATAATATCCCATTACCGGTAAACGTTGCGACTAAGACGGCTCAAACTATCGCTAAAGCCGGGAGATTGATTAGTCAAGGAGCGGCAGCACTTGGGAGCGTTACTGGCGCATTTGGCGGGGCTCGAAAGTTAGCCCCATTTTTACCTGACTTTTCCGTGTCGGAGTTACTTGGCGGCGCTATTGGCGGGGATAGTCGAGTGCAGAAATGCTACGCGGGCTTACTCGCTTCTCAGAAGTCTGGCGAAACAATAGAAATTCAAACAGGAATCCATCTATACAAGGATATGTTGATTGAATCAATCTCAGTTAGTCAGTCTCAGGACGGAAGCGCGACTTTTACCGTTACCGCTAGAGAAATATTCGTGGTTAATACGCAGTCGTCAAGTTCAGGTAATAGTAACAAATCCGGCGGCAAGGGATCGTCAACAGTTGGAAAAACAAAAAGCGGCAGAGCGGCTAAGCAATCGGCAAGCAAAACCCAACAAGGAACGACGCAACCAGTGAAAGCTACGCCTAAGAAAACTTCGCACCTTGGCAATGTAATAGGGGTTAGAAAATGAGATTAATTCCAGTTACACAATCGCCATATCAAGAGCAGACATTTGATTTTAATGGCCGGAAAATTCGTTTAACACTACGATTTAATAGCATAGGCGAGTTCTGGTCAATGGATGTTTTCGAGCCGGTAACTCAAAAACAAATCTGTCAAGGTCAAGCGTTGGCGTGCGGAGTGCCTATTCTATTGCGCTCAACTCAACCTTATTTCTTTTACCTGGAAGATGAGAGCGGGGCTGAGTTAGACCCATTCGGAATTGATGATTTAGGTACAAGATGCTTTCTTTATATAGGTGAAAAATAATGAAGCAGTTCGGCAGACAATGGAAGCTTGATGTTAGCAATGATGGTGAGACTCTATCAATAGAGCAGTTAAGAGTCGCATTTGAAATTGATAAGACAATTAACGAAAAGCCAAACCCTGCGAAAATTCAAATCTGGAACTTAAACCGAAATCACATCAACCAAATATTGAGCCAAGAATACAAGAAGGCGGCTTTATTTGTTGGGTATAACGAGTTGAGACAGATTTATTCTGGCGACATTACCAAAGTTAGAATTCAGCGAGAAGGATTGGACTTTATTTTAACGCTTGAATGTTCTGACGGACATGTAGCCTATACACAGTCAAGAGCTAAAACAACACTTAAAGCAGGAGCAACTGACAAGCAAATAGTCGAAGAAATACAAAAGACCATGCCCAAAGTGCAGGCTGGAGCGATTGATATACCAAACAAGCGACAACTGCCACGCGGCAGAGTCTTAAATGGTGATAGTCGTGAGGTGCTGAATAGAGTGGCGAGAAATAACAATGCTGACTGGTCGATTCAGGATGGCTCTTTGGTATTTCTGCCAAAAGACAAAGTATTAAGCGATGACGCTGTATTAATATCCCAAGACACTGGAATGATTAACGCTCCAGAGCAAACAGATGATGGATTAGAAATTACTTGCCTGCTCAATCCGGCTCTACAAATTGGTGGATTAATCAAGCTTGAATCAATCATTGAATATTTTAATGGTGAGTACAAAGTCGTTAAATTGGCGCACTCTGGCGATGGCATAGGTGGCGACTGGCATAGCAAAATGACGGTTGTGGGTGGTAAATTCCAAAAGGTTGATGGCGGGAAAGGTGGTAAATAGATGAATTATAGTCAAACGCTGGCAACACCAGAAACTGCGGCAGACCAGCAAATTCAACAAGCACAATTAAATCTACATACTGCCTTACCTGCCAAGGTAGTGAGTTTTGACTCAAGCAAGCAAACAGTAACGCTTGCAACGCAGATTAAGATGAAATTAGCTGATGGTAAAGATGCTGATATTCCTGCTCTTGTTGATGTTCCGGTTAGCTTTCCTAGAGGTGGAGGGTTTGCTGTTACATTTCCATTAAAAGAGGGTGACGAGGGGATAGCGATATTTTCCGAGCGCTGCATAGATGGCTGGTGGCAAAATGGCAGTGCGTCAGCGCCTCTTGATTTTAGACTGCACGACCTATCAGATGCGATGTTTATACCTGGCGTCTGCTCAGTTCCTAGAGTTATTAAAAACTTTTTTAACGATGGGCTTTCAATGCAAACGCTCGATGGTGGAACGTATATTAGGATTAAGGATGGAACAATCTTAATCAAGGGCAATATAGAGCATCAAGGCGATACAGCGCAGAAAGGAAAGCACAGCTCAACTGGTGTTATATCAAGCGACACTGATGTTAAGGCGGCTGGAATATCAGGTAAATCACACAAACACCCTGGAGATAGCGGTGGTACGACAGGAGCGCCACAATGACAGTTAGAGTTAGACGGTTGGATAAAAATCATGATTGGACTTTTGGGCAAGGCTTTTCAAACTACGCAAGCGAATCCGAGGCTATTGCTCAAAACGTTCAAACTAGGCTTTGGTCATTTACTAATGACTGGTTCTTAGATTTAGAACATGGCTTGCCTTGGTTGGAGCAGATGGGGCGCAATGTCAATTTAGCGGATTGGGAAATCAGAATAAAACGCCATGTATTGCAAACTGATGGAGTGGTAAAGATAACTGATTACGAGGCTATTCTAAATCCAGATAATCGAAAACTTGAAGTATATATCACTTATCAGGATATTTATGGGAAAGAGCAATCGGCAAGCTATACATCATAGGGGTAAATAATGGCAACACTAACGGAAGAAGGAATTAAGATTGAGAGATTGGACAGTATTGTTTCGACTCTTGAAAATGGCTTGCGTCAAATATACGGTCAAAATATCGACTTATCACCAAACACACCTGATGGACAAGTTGTTGGATTGCTTGCTCAAATCAGGATGGATTTTGAGGAGTTAGCAGAAAATGTATATAGACAGCTAGATCCAGATGTGGCAACTGGTGCATGGTTGGAGCAACGAGTGGCTTATGCTGGATTAATGCGTAGAGGTGCTAATTACAGTTATTTAAGGTCGGTGGTTTTAACTGGTGAGCCGAATACAAGACTATATTCTGGAATTGTTGTATCGGACACGCATAAGGTTAGATGGGTTCTTGTATCTGATGTCACACTTGATTCAAACGGTTCAGCACGAGCGGATTTCAGAAGTGAGCAGCTTGGAGCTTTTAACTTAGCCAAAAATACAAATTTAACCATTGAAACGATTACGCTTGGTTTAATTAGCGCTACAACTCAAGAGGATGCGGAAATTGGGATTGAAGAAGAAACAGACACCCAACTGCGAGAACGTTTCTTGTTTAGCCGAACTAAAAACGCACAGAATTCAGCAGAGGCAATCAACGCTAAAATAGCCGCCTTACCTGATGTTAAGCACGTCAGAGTGCTTGAGAATAACACAGGACAAAGAGATTCATTTGGTGTAGAGCCTTACTCAATCAATGTTATCGTTAATGGTGGCGATAGCGCAGATATTGCCGATGTTATCTATCAGAACAAAGGGGCTGGTGTAGGGCTGCAAGGAAGTACTCAGGTTACACTCCAGAGAGATAATGAACAGAGAGTAATTAAATTTGACCGTGCGGCAATGGTTGATATTCAGATTTCGATGCGTTGCGTTAGATATGAGGATTTCACTCAAATTAACAAGGGCGAAATTACCGAGCAACTAGCGAAACAGGTGTTTAATATAGGTCAAGCGGTTTCTTTATCTAGACTATATTCACCGATTAACCAAGTCGGGGGATTCTGGGTTAAAGAACTTAAAATCGCACGTAAAAATCAACAGCTGAAAGCCGAAAACGTTGTGATGCAACCTCGTGAAATTGCGCGAATCCTGCCAAGTGACGTAACAATCGAGGTGGAATAATGTCATATTCTGATTTGATAATCTGGCAATACAGAGGGAAACCTAAAGCACAGGCGACAATTAAGCTTTTTGAAGAGGTTATCGCTAAAGGGTTTATTGACTTGTATCAACTGCAAGATGTCTTAAACATCGAAACAGCAACAGGACACCAATTAGACCTAGTCGGAAAGCATGTAGGGCAGTTCAGAGTGATTAATGGGTACTACTTGCGCAGCTTCTTTGGTTTTCACACGGCTCAAAACGCTATGCCGTTCAGTAAAAACAGGAATGGCGGCGGTCAGTGGTATCGTAGGCGAGACCCCTTGGCTGATTCGGTTGTCCTTGGCGATGATGATTATAGATTCCTTATAAAATGCCGAATTATCAAAAACTATCAAACAGGCACGCTACCGAACATTATCGAGGCGTGCCGCTTTGTTTTTGGCGAAGGCTGCAAGGTTATAGATAACCTTGATATGACGGTTTCCGTTAATGTTAAAAACATTTCCCTAACCGATTTTACAAGGTATGCGATACAGCATTTAGATATTCTGCCAAGACAAGCTGGCACTAAGATTAAATTCCAAATCGAACAGGAGTAATAAATGGCATTATTTAATAAGCCAGATGAGAAGGTTTTTGCATCAAACGCAAAACAAGGGGAAGTAAACGATTTTCCAGATGTGCCTAGAGGCTGGGGACTCTCTTTCGATCAAACAGGTGGCATACCCCCTATGGAGTGGTTTAACTGGCTATTTAAGCGAGCTGATGAAAGACATGGCTATTTAATGCAGAGAGGACTCCCTGAATGGTCGGCTACTCTTGATTATCCAGAGGCAGCGTATGTCCAATATAACGGATTGAGTTACAAGTCGTTAAAAGCAAACAAAGGCAAGCTCCCAGATGAAGATGATTCGCTATACTGGGTTCGCTGGGGCGACTCAATGAACATCAAAAAAGGGTCAATCAATCAGTCCGGTATTGTGCAGTTAAGCTCCAGCGTAATCAGTAACAGCGAAGAATACGCGGCGACATCAAAAGCTATTAAAACAGTTCGAGATGAAGCAGTATTGAAATCTGGCGACACTATGACAGGCACATTAACAGTGCCTAATGTTGTTATTAATGACCCTTCCAATAATAACAATTCATTACAGATTGGCGATGACGTACGCTTTGTTGATGTTGACAATCTAAACACTGTTGGATTCAGAGGTATGCAAGATCCGAATGTGGGATTTATAGCTTACGGAAGTGCTAATAAAAGATTCGGTTTTGATGGATATAGATTCAGGGCTGACAGCGCTATTTATGCCAGTCAATATGGACACGGTGGATATAACATTCAATATAACTCCAAAGCTCCGTTCATGGTAGAGGAGGACGGTTCTCAATCAAGAGATACTTATCATCCTTTTATTAAGGGCAGGGTTAGAAAACAAGGGGAATACGGTGCAGCCCTGTCTTTCGGCTATACAACGAGACAAGAACAGGGAGACGGCACTGGAAGAGGCGTTATACATCTAGCTGAAGATAGTGGCATAAATTATATTTGGTCATTCGAGCATGGCGGCAATTTCAGAAGTCAAGGAGATGTAATTAGCGGTAACGGCAGAGGCTTAAATTCCGCATTAATGGAGCACATCTTCTACAACTTTAGAAATAAGTTTCAAATGGCAGAGTACTCAGGGCAAGGCGCTGTTTCAAGGGTTTTCAGAATTCCTATCACAGATAACAGAGGAATTAAAATATATGTGGCAGAGGTTAGTCTTGGCCCAAATCTTGGTGGTACAACATTAAACTTAGCCGAAGCGTTGCAAGGTTTCAAGGTTGGAGTTGCAACAAGTGCTGTTGGAGGGCAAAAGAAAGCTTACGCTGTGGAGTTTAATGGCGACAATAGGGTTAATATTTATACTGACCCTGTAATTGCTACACAGAAAATAAGTTTGATTCTAATTGGCGAGTACTTCTATTAAGGATTGATTATGTTTAAACAATTTAATATTGAATTAAAAATCTTTGATGAGCCTATCCTAATAAAAGGGGAGGATGGCGAGTTAACCGCATCAACAAGAACAAGCGGTGATAATTGGCTGCCTGTAAATTCCCAAGATGAGGTTAATTCAATCTGGTCAACCGTAACAGGTGGAGGTGAAGTTTGGGTTGAAAATGGCAAAATTAAATGCTCCGGCGCTGCCCCAAGTGAATTTCACACCTTTAATGTGAAAACCAAGAGATTTGAAGAGTCTCAAGAGAAAAAAGCCAACTATCTAAACATCAAGAAAGAGACGTTACTGGTCGCTCTTGCTGATAAAGCCGATAAAATCAAAAGCGAATTGCTTGCAGGTTATCCGCAAACAGAAATTGAGAGCTTTTACCGCCAAGAGAAAGAGGCGTTAGCGTGGCAAGCGAATAATAAAGCTGACACACCAATGCTTAAACAAATCGCCAGAATTAGAAATATCCCTTTCGATGTTCTGGTGCAAAAGGTTCTTGAAAAATCAGCTCAGTTTGCCGTGGCTGTTGGTTCGATTATCGGGCAGAGACAGGCATTTGAGGATAGATTGTTGCTATCTGCGACAATCGAGGAATTAGCCGCACTTGAAAAGGAAATTGAAGAATGGAAATTCCAAGTAAATTAAAGCTCTACGCCTATCATAATTTAATCGCTATCGACCAGTTATTTAACGCCTTAACTGGTGGAGCAGCAGACGAAACGTTATCAAGTCGCACCTATCGAGGTGCGATTTTAGTTTCTAAGCCAAAGAAACGATGGGTAATTATTCATAAAGTAATTAATTTCCTATTCTTTGACAAAAACCACTGTAAAGATTCATACGAAAGCGAGCTTAAAGGTAGACAGCACGATAAACGTTTCAGCCAAATGCGCAAGGGGGCTTAAATGTCAGATACGGACATCGTTCTTTATCGAGGCGATGATGAAGAGCGAAGAGTGCGGATATACGAGAAACAGCAAGACGGAGAACTTAAGCCATACAGCCTAACCAATATCAAGCGGTTAGATTTATGGGCGAAAGTCAGAAGTCGCACTGTTATCTCTCTATCCAGCACAGATGAAACTATTAAGGTTGTAGATGCTGAGAATGGCGTGATTTTACTTAAGTTTAACCACGATTTAACAAAATACGCTATTTGGTCAGAAGCCAACTACGACTTACAAACAATATCTAATACGGGGGCGGTAAAAACGGTGATTAGAAACGCACTTTTTAAACTAGAGGGCGATGTTACACCGCAACCGAATGAAGATGACGTGTAAAGGTGAGCTTACTTGCATTATTGAACCGCCTCAAGAGATTGAGGTGGTAATTGAAAAGGTCGAGATTGTTAAACTTTATGATGGACAGTGCGACCAGAAAATCCCAACTCTCGAAGAATTAAAAACTCACTATCAACTAGGAGCTTTATAGTGGCACAACAAACAATAGCGGAATTACTC